ACAACGATCCGCGCAACAACTTTAGTTTTTCCGGCATCCAAAACGTTTCTAGGGAGGGAATCCCTGTCCCTGTTGCCTATGGAGAGGTGATCGTCGGTAGTGTTGTTATATCAGCTGGTTTAAACGTCGAGGAGCTCGAAGATGCCTAGAGACGATTTTGATTCAAGGCAGGTTGCCAGGATTATCGACTTGCTCAGTGAGGGCATTATTGAGGGTTTCCCGTCTGCGAGTGGCTTGACGCATGGCACCGAGGCTTACAACGTTGCATCGCTAAAGGATACGTTTTTCAATAACACGCCTGTCCTTGGCGCTAGTGCTGTTGTTGACTCAAACAGCAAACTTACAGATGCAAGTATTATTGAGCAAACAAATTTTGACGTTCGTAAAGCAGTTTTTGAAAGCCGTTTAGGGTCGCAAGACCAAACAGTTCTGCAAAACCTTGACGACGTAAATCAAAGCACGACTGTTGTAAACGCTGAGCTTACAAAAGCAGACATCGGTGACAACAAAAATAATTTCTTTCTTTACGGCGGCTCTACTAGCAGAACTGATGAGAGAGTCGCGGCAGGCGCAACGGCAACACCTGTAACCCGTCAAATAACTGATACCGATGTAACAAGTATTCGTGTCACTATTGGTTCTCCGGCAATGACTGTCGCAAAGGATGATGGCAGGGTCAGAGGCGTGACGATTTCATACAAAATAGAAATACAATATCAAGGCAATGGATATAACCCTGTTGACTTTAATTCATCTGCGGGGGCCTACAAGAATTACAGCAGCTATCTAGGAGACGGTGAATTTGTGCTTTCAGGATATTCCCCTGATCTTTATCAGCGTAGGCATCTTATTGTTCTAGACGAGGCAAAAATTGCTGCAGGGACAGCGTTCCCAGTGGACATTCGTTGCACGCGAACAGGTCACGAGTTTCACGACGACACGGTAGGAATCACAGATGATTTGATTTGGTACGACTTCACGCAAAAAATTGGCTCGAAAACGAGATACCCAAACAGTGCCCTAGTGGGCTTGAAGCTTAACGCTGAGCAGTTCCCAAGTATTCCGAAACGCAGCTACAAAATCCGTGGCATTAAAGTTCGTCTTCCGCATCATGCAACGGTGCGAAGTGATGGCTCTGTGTCGTACCCAGATCCAAGTGTTACTCCCTTTAATGGGACGCTCAAAACTACAAGAGAATGGACAACAGACCCAGCCTTCATTCTCTACGACTTGCTTACAAATACGAGGTATGGATTTGGCTCGCAAATTCTTACACCTGAAGAGCGCCGTCGCAAACTTGACCTGACTGATGGGTTTGACGGAGCTGCTGACATTCCTGAAAACCTAGATATTTATAGTTTCCAAAAAGCGTCAGCGTATTGTGGGGAGCTTGTCGATGACTTTAACGGCGGTCAAGAGCCGCGCTTTACTTGTAATGTTGTCCTGCAAACGCAAGAGGATGCCTATAAGTTAATCCAAGAATTGTGCTCTGTATTTAGGGCAATGCCGTTTTGGGAGGCTGGTGGCATAACTGTCGCCCAAGATGCTCCTGACGATTTTGCGTATACATTTAACCAGACCAATGTTACTGAAGCTGGCTTTAACTACCAAGGCTCAAGCCTAAGGAATCGACCAACATGCGTTTCTGTTAAATTCTTCGACAACGATCTGCGTGATTTCGCCCAGGAGCTTGTCGAGCTGCATGAAACTGACTTTCGACCAGTCAGAAAATATGGCTACAACAAACAAAACATCACAGCTTTTGCTTGTACCAGCCGGGGGCAGGCTCGTCGGCTCGGCCTTTGGTTCCTTTATTCATCGCATCACGAAACTGAAGTATGCAGCTTTGAAACAGATATTGCCGCAGGCATTACGGTCAGACCAGGTGATCTGATTAAAGTAAGCGATCCAGTTCGTGCTGGCAAAACAGTATCGGGACGTGTCATAGCAGGCTCTACGACAACATCTGTAAAATTAGATCGCAGTGATACCCAGATGTTTGGAGCGCAAGCACCAACTGATTTTACATTGAATGTAATCGTTGAAGGCCGCAACGATGACGACTCAACTAAAACAAATTCTAGGTCAGGAGCGAAAATCTACGAAGTTCAGGCGGTTGCTGGCTCGACGATTGTTGGCAATACGGTTACTCCTGGCTCGACCTTGCACAATGCGCCGGTTGCAGGCACTCCGTTCTCTATTGGCTACCAAGGCCTAGATCTCAGCCTTTGGCGTGTGCTTTCCGTTGTAGAAAATGAAGCAACCTATGAAATTTCTGCGATAGCGCACGAGGGAGACAAGTATTCTGTCATTGAGAAAGAAGGTTTTCTTTTTAATCCTCGCGACATTACTCAGTTAGGCGAAAAACCTGATCCTGTTACCAACTTACAACTGCAAGAGATTCTGTACGAAGAAAGCGGCAAGGTTCTTCAGCGCCTTGCGATTAACTGGCAACAATCGCCTCGCGCCAATGAGTATGAAGTCGAAATCACTTTTGAAAGCAACAACACTGAAAGGCATACTGTAAGGACCACTGGCTTTGACCTTCTCAACAGTGAGGTCGGTGTTTATGAGGTAAGGGTCATAGCCATCGGTTATGGGCTTGATGTTGAGCAAACTGGTAAACGGCGTTCATCGCCGACTGTTGGCACGATCACGACTGTTGGCAAAACAGAACCGCCAGCAAATATCGCAAGCCTAAACATCTCTCCGATCGATGCCCATACGGCTGAGCTGTACTGGCCCCAGTCCACTGACCTTGATGTCCGCATTGGTGGAACGGTTGAAATTAGGCATACACCCCACACGGACGCTAACGCTGTTTGGGGCCGTGCTCAAGATATTGTTCCTGCAGTTAATGGCAGCAGTACCAGAAAGATTGTTCCGCTGAAAGAAGGCACTTATCTGATTCGCGCTAAGGATTCTTTAGGCAACTATGCCGCACCTGCTGGGATCCCTAGCGTTGTTGTTGACCTGCCTGAACCTCAGGATTTAGAGCTAGTTCAGACCTATACCGAAAACCCAACGTTTAGCGGAACATTTACCAATACGTTCCTGAGTGACACTGAGAACGGGGTTGCCCTGGTTTCAGATGGACAGATCGACGACATCACCGATTTTGACGACGTAACGAACATTGATTTCTTTGGTGAAACTGTTTCGAGCGGTGAATACCAGTTTGCAAGCACGCTTGATCTTGGTGCGAAGTATGACGTTGAGCTGCTTTCAGTGCTTCAACTCCGTGCGTTTCAGCCGAACGACACCTGGGACGAGCGCACTGCGCTGATCGACACCTGGAACGACATCGACGCTGATGACCTGAGCGACACTGATGTGCAGGTGTACGTCCGAAGCACTAACGACGATCCAAGCGGCACACCGACTTATGGGACATGGGAGCCGTTTGTGAACAATACAAAACGCGGCAGGGGCTTTCAGTTCAAGGTTGAGTCTGAATCAAGCAACGTCTCTCAAAACCCATTGATTGAGCAACTCGGCGTCAAGGTCAGCCTGCAGCGCCGGACTGAGCAGCAACGGAACATTACGTCTGGAACATCCGCCAAGGCCATTACGTTCCCGTCTGCGTTCTACAGCGTTCCTAGCGTGGGCATCACGGCTCAGGACTTTGACAGCGGTGATTACTTCCAGCTAAGCAGCATCAGCCGGACTGGCTTCACCGTGACGTTCAAAAACAGCTCCGATACAATAATCAGTAAGGTCTTTGACTATCAAGCCGTTGGTCACGGCAAGGAGATCACCTAATGGCTCAGTCCACTGACAAAAATTTAGCCAATCAGTCGGGCGCGAACTTCCGTTCTGAGCTGAACACGATCCTTAGCGCGATCACCAGCAACAACAGCGGTTCGAGCGAACCGAGTGGCACCAAGGTCGCTTACGAGCACTTTGTTGACACCTCAACCACTCCAGCCACTTACAAGATTCGCAACGCTGCAAACGACGGCTATATCACGATTGGAACGGTATCGACCAACCTCGGGCTGGCTGCCCTGTCTGGAGCGACGTTTACGGGTGACATCACGCTGAACGCGCAATCTGATGTGCGTTTTGCTGATTCGGACAGCAGCAATTACATCGCGCTTCAGGCCCCGGCCACTGTTTCCAGCAACACAACCTTCACGCTGCCTGACGCTGACGGCAGTGCAAATCAGGTACTGAAGACTGATGGCTCTGGTGCGCTTGGCTTTGCTAGTTACCTGCTGCTGAGTGAGACAACAAACGGCCAAACCGTAACTGGTG